GTCCATCTACAACGCCGAGGGAGAGGCGGGCCGTCCTACGAAGCGGAACGGGGCGCGTGGGATCTACCTACGATGCGGGTAGAGGCGCGACGAGTGTGCTATACACAGATTCCACGTACTTGTCAATGCCTAGCGAAAAAACTTTTGCCCCGGATACTTCTTGGACATCCGGTTATGCTCCTTCATCCGCCAGGTCGTGATATCGTCCTCATCCTGTGGTTCCTGATCAAGGTCACCCGTGGCGGGCGTGCTGCCCTTCAGGTCAGGGATGGTGCGCGTCCTGGTCGGTGCCGGTTGAGTGGTCCCGTTCGTCGGAGGGACTTTGCCGTTGACGGCTCCGGTGGCTTGCTCTTGCTCGGCCATCTGCTTCAATTCTGCTTCGAGCCGTTGGGCCAGTCGCCCCACCCCGAGGAACGTTGCTTCGGGGCTCAAATGATAGAGCTGCTTGGCTTCGTCTTGATGGACGGCTAAGTACAGGGCCGTATACGGTCCCATTTCGCCCAGGTGCATGATGCTGTGATACATGGCCTCGGACATGGCTAGATTGGGATCACGGATGATCTGCTCAAAGTTCGGCACCTCGGCCAGGATCGGTGCGGCATGCTGAAAAAACGACTGCTCGCGCTCCGTATAGGTGCGCTGCGCGTCGGCTTGGCCCTGTTGCTGTTGTCGTGCCGCTTCCCGCTCCTCGATCTTCCAATCGGTTAAGGCGTCTCCCCACTCCTCAACGCTTGCAAAGTCATCAAGCTTTGGTCTCGGCTTACCGGAATAGGACTTTGGCGGCTCGGTCTTGGTCGGTTCGGTCTTTGGCTGTCGGAGGGCCTGTAGTTCTTGCTCGAGTCGTGCGTGGTTGCGCTTTAATTCTTCATGGCTACGCGACAGATCATGAAATCGCGTGTTGATATCGGTCGGATCTTTCGGCTTCGGGGGCCGCATGCTTTCGGGGAGCTTGGATTCTTTGACCTCGGCCTTGTCGTCTTTCTTCTGCTCCTCTTTCTTGACGAACTGGCCCTGCTCGTTTCTGGCTCGGTCGTCGGCCTTGGCCTGTGTTTTTGTCTCATCCGTCGTGGCCGGTGCTGGTGTGCTGTCGGCCGGCTTCGGATCTTCGGCGGTATACGACACGCTCCCGTGAAACCGAGAGTCGTCAATGCCGTCGTTCGCTGGCTGTTCGGCTACCGCTGTGCTGCCTAATGCTTCCATTCCCATACTGCCTCCTTAGTTTAAAAATCTAACCCGCCCCCTGCGGTCGAGCCGCCGCCGCCGCCCCCACAGCCAATGCGAGCATCGCCGACCGCCAGATCGTCGATGTAGCGATCCCCTTGGCCGTTTTGTGCATAGTGTCGGATAAAGTTATATCCGGCAGATCCGCTGCGCATGAGTAGTCCGGTATAGTTCATGGTTTTCACACCATCAATCCATTGCTCGAGTACGCCGTTGGCTGTGCTGGGCGAGCCGGTGTAGACGTGTGTTTCGATGCAATACCACTGATCGTCATTCAGTGGGATTTCAACGAGGTTGGCGCTGTATACACAGGTAATATCCACCGTCCCGCCTCGATCATCGGGCGGGCACGTGACGTTACTAGGATGATTAATCGCCGCCGTCATCACACGTGATCCGTAATCGTTTTCCCAGATGGTGTTCATGGACCCAGCATCAGAGGTATGGAAAAAGTGTTTCGTGACGCCCACGTCGTAATACTGGAAATTATGGGTCCGGTACCAAAACCGGGTATACATATGCTGGCTTTGCGTAAAATAGCGGTCGATGAAGGTGCCGGTTTGAATAGTCATATCTTCAAAAAATGACCAATACGAATGTGTCCCGCTATGGGCCGCACCGGTTGCGATGCTGGGCCATGGGCACGACACACCGTCAGGATCTCCCACCGTGACACAGGTCTGTATCCAGTTCGGATAGAGATGGTTTTCAAAATCGTCGTCCCAAAAGGTTGTGGCGTGGGCCGTAATCGGGAATGCTAGTATGACGAGTAGCAAGAGAGCGATCATGGGCCAACTCCTAGTACTGGCAGGCGTGATGCCGTCCCACCGCCGCCACCGCCGCCGCCACTGGCTTTGAGCGCAATCATCCCGACATGCACGGTCTCGGCAACGGGTAACGTAAAGGTCGCTGCAATGCTGCCCGCTGTTGATTGGATTTGATCTTCCGAACGATAGGGGGGGATATCAGCCCCGCCCACACCCGTCACGCGACCAGTAAACCCAGTGCCAGGTGAGACGGTCATTGTCAGCGTGTTCGCAATATGGACCGCCCCGAAAATATAATCTCCATTGACCGTCGTGGTATCTGTCCCGCTCGTGGCCGCATTGGCTCCGGTCCCTGCTGCCAGCGCTTGCGAGACTGATACATCCAGCGCCCCGGATGTCAGCACGCCACTGACCTCATGGACGATAAGCGTGCGATAGCCCCAGGTTCCGGCTGAGACAGTGACGGTACAGGCTCCGCCCGCGATATTCTCCGCATAAAACCATGTCGTGGTGTCCGTGTTGGCTTGCACCGTCTCCGGTCGGCTATAGGTATTCCCACACCCGGAAATAGAGGTAATCGTATTGTTAGCCCCGTCGTTGATCGTATACATGCCGACCAGCGCATTCCCTGCGGTCGTATTCGATCCGAACGTGCAGGTCGTCGTCGCGGAGGTCGTGCCGTCGCTGCCAAAATCACACGACTGCACAAAAGCCGGGGCCGCAAAGCTGGGCCCAGACATGAACGCAAAGAGCAGCGCGAGAAGGATGAGGAGACGCAGCATCATGCTAGTAAATGGCATAGGCGATTCGTCCTGAGAGTTGTGTCGCGGCGCTGGTGATGATGCAGACACTATCACCGGTCGCATTGGTTTGATTGACGGTCCCGAGACCGTTCCCTTGGGTCAGTCCGCCATTGGCCGCGAAGTTCCAGCCCGAGGCCGCCGTCGTGCCGCCGCTCATCCCCGTAGTCCCGGTTCCGCAAGTGGCTCCTGTCCCTGAAATCAGCGCGACGTTGTTCGCCGCTGCCGTGACGAGGCTCATCCCGCAGATGCGCACATGCCGCCCGGACACGCCGGTAATCAGGGCCGTCGTCGTCGCTGTACTGACATTGACGTTGACAAAGGAGTCACACACAGCAAACCCGCCGAGGAAGCCGCCCGTCGCTCCCGATTGCAATCCACCGGCATAGTTGGCTCTGGCAGGAGGAGCCGCACCGGTTGCGCCACTCGTATCAGGCCGCATGTTGAGATTGGCGGCGGTGGTCTGTGTGACTGGTTGGGCGGTCGTGCCGATGGGATCAGTCCGGACCGCATTACTAGCGGTCCCGATTTCGGTCCCACTCGCATTGCGCAAGTTCATATGCAACGCTTTGTTCTGTGTAATACGGGCAATCGCCGCGCTGTTCTCTGTGGCAGTATTGGACGACGTGTCATCGAATACGCCGCCAATCGGGTTGATTGCGGTCGTGCCGAAGGTAAACGCGCCGTTGTCGGCAAAGCCTGAGGAGCTGGAACAGCCGGAATCGCAGACCATATGCAGATTGGTGCCGGTGGCTTGCGTCACCGTGACCGTACCGGAGTCAATGATGGTATTGAGTGCGCCAGATCCATCGGTGACCGTCACGGTCGGCATGGTCAACACATCAACTTGTAGCTCGCCGTTGGTGTCGGTCTTGAGGGCTCGTGCATTGGTGCCGTCTGTGCCGGTCACCTGCACACCGACTGACGGGACGGCGGAGGCAATCGTGGAGCTGGCCGGGCTGATGGGTCGTACAACCAGACCGGCATCTGATGTGCCTGGTGCCGAGGTGACCACCCTTCCGGCCACCATGTTGGTGCCATCGGTGAAGCCTGCGGCTGTGCCCGGCGTGGGGAAGGCTGAGCCGAAGTTGGAGGAGGTGCCGCCCGAGCCGCCTGTCCCGCCGCATGTCTCAAAGGCATTTCCAGCGGTATTCACACACCGTACTGAAATCGCCGAGGTGGAGGCGGTCGTCGGAAAGTTGGCCACTGTCGCATCGACATCATTGGCGGTCGTGGTTTGGTTGATGCTGATCGTGCCGGAATCAACAATCACGTTCATCGCGCCAGACCCATCTCCGACGACGAGCGGATTGCCCGAGGTGCCGATTTCGGTGCCGCTGTTGTTCCGGAGGTTCATATGCACGGCGCGTTGCGCGGTAATCCGTGCGACTCCGGCATTGTTCTCGGTAACGGCAGTGGTTCCGGTGTCGTCCACCTCGCCGCCCATCGGCACAAAGTTCGTCGTGCCGGGTGTAAAGCCCGTATTGTCCTGTTGACTCACGCCTGAGCCAGAACAGTTGGCGCAATTGACCGAGAGCTGGCTAGAAGCGTTGACGGCTGCGGTGTTGCCGCCCTGCTGAATACTAAAGACCCATGGTGTTGTATTGGCTGTATTCCCTGGCTGCATCGTCCAGGTACCGGATTGCGTCGCCGCCACCGTTCCACTGACGGGCTGCGTGGCCTGCCAGAAGGTGCCGGTGACCGCAACCGGATCGGTCTGCTTAACGTACACCTCCCCTTTGGACGTGCAATTCTTCGCAATCACATCGCTATCAGCGGACACCTCGGATGCGGTGAGGGTATCCCGCCTCCGGCACATATCCATTTTGCCGGTCGGGTTGGCTGCGGCTGCGGCGTCTTCGGTGACTTCAGTGCCGCCACCGAATGAGGTGATTTGGTTCCCTGATGAATCGACAATCGCGGTCGTGACCGGGTTGCTGTTGGTCAGATCGAGCACGGTCGCCTTGAGTGCGGCATTACTGCCGTCCACAATGGCGCCATCGGCTCCGGAGATCGATCCGCTGAACGAGCCGGACGTGAGCATTTCCCCGCTTTGATTGAGATAGCAGGGAGCCGAGGTGCCAGCCTGCAAGGTCGGCGTCCCGGAGGTCACAATGCAATCATTTGACGCAGCTTGCGCGAATCCAGCTGGAAGCAGGAGCGCAATGGCAATCAGTAGTCTCGTCAACATGGTCGTTCTCCTTGGCTGTGCTTCCTGTGAATCTGCCGGGGCCTCCACTGGGTACAAGCGGACGGGGAAGCGTAGCCGCCGCCTGCAAGCCAAGGAGTACCCCGGCATACCGAGTTCATGACGGCACCTCTGCTGCGGGTGCCGCGTCGTTCGCGTTCAACTGGTTCTGAATCTCGCCATACCCGGCCATCCGGTCAGCATGGGATTCGATTTGCTGAATGGCACTGAAATGTTTCAACAGCTCGACATCAATCTTGTCCTTGCTCTGAATCCGGGCAATGATCAGCTTGACCACATTATTTTCACTATTGATCTGACTCTCCGCTTGAATCTTCTGCGCCTGTAGCCGTTCATTCGCTTCACTGTCGAGCTGCGCATTGATCAGGTCCCGGTGCGCCTTGATCTGTTCTTTTTCGAGGTCGGCGGCATGGCGCTTGTCCGCTTCGATCAACTTCATTTGCGCCTTCTGCTGTTCGGCCAAGATCAGCTTTTCCATTTCGGCGTTCTGCTCTTGGAGCTGTTGCACCTGCATCGCCGCTTGTTTGAGCTTTTGCACGAGGCCCGCCACGTCGTCATCGTCTTCGGCGAGTCCTGGCGGCAAGGCTTTCTTCAGCCGATCGGCCAGCATGTCGGCCCCGGCCATGTCCATCGAGCGGACGACGAGATCCCCAGCAATCTCCATGAGCTGGGGGTAGGCTTGCACCATCGTTTGCATGAGTTGCGAGGTTTCGGCCTTCTTGGTGGCCGACGAAGGGCCGGTCGAAATCGCCACGTCATAACGCCCGAGCAAATGGTTATAGGTCTTGTCCATCACCTTCTTGAAACCGATCGCCGAGCGGACTTGCTTTTGAATTTCCTGGACAGGCGCTTGTTGCTGCGGGTCCAAGACAACCTTTTCCATTTCGCCTTCGTTGCCGACGATCATCACGGCTTGTTTCTGGTTGTAGACGTGGGGGATCATCGCCATGATGACGCGCCCGGTTTGTTCGATCGAGTCAAACCAGTGCTCGTGATAGTGATAGGTGTTGATATCGCCCGGTTCCTTTTGCGCATCGATGCCCGCACCCGATTGGACGGGAATACCGCCCGTTCCTAAGACGTTCGGCTGTGCAATGCCCATGATGCTTTGCTCGTCGGCCATGAGCTGTTGCATCATGCCGGACCAGCCGGGGGAGAGCTGGGCGGGTTCCTGTCGGGTCGGCGGAGGCGCAAGGACGCCACCCAGAGACACGGGCTTATAACGAAGCACAGCCCGAGAGACCTTGTGCGCGTCTTTCCACTCGGGGAATTCTTCGGTCTGCCCTTCGGCGGCGACAAACGGGGCGAGGGGCGCGAGGGCCGCTTGCTCAATGCAAGCCGACCCGGAATAGTTATAGGCTCGCTGCGCGTCCATCGAGGAGGGATTGACTAACCCTCTCGTGCGTTCCTTGCCCTGATATTCGTATTCTTCGCCGATGCACCGAATGATCGGCGGGAGGTTGCCTTGATGCTCACCCTTGTCGAGGACCTTATTCGGCACGAGGATCGCCCAGCACAGCGTCCCGTCTTCTTTTTTGTAGTAGTACGTGGCGACGACGACCGGATCGCCGTCGATGAATGGCAGGACGGTATTCTTATCGACGTTGTGCCAGCTCTGACACCCGCCATCTTCATAGGCGTCAGGGAATTGCGCCTTGAAATCACGCTGAGAGAGTTTCTTGAGTTCAAAGACGAACCGACCGTCTCGTGCGTCCGGGTATTCGCACGTCGGATCACAGAGGACCATGCGCGGATCACGAATCGGTCGCACTTGGATTTCTTGCAGGTCGGTGCCCTCGATATCGACGACCTTGACTTTCCAGTAGCCCTTGCCTTTTCCGCACGAGTGCCGCAAGCCGCGCTCATAGGAAATCTTGCTGCTCGACGTTTGCAGGATTTGCCGAATGAGACCCGCGAGCTTGTCGCCCACTTCATCATCCGCTTCGCCGGACATCGGCATGACGCGGACATCCCGCGAGCGCATCAGCCCCGCGTTAATGACATGCCGCACGTATTTGTTGAGATGGTCGAGGGTCAGGCAGGGACGGCCCGCGCTTTGACGCGCTTGCTTAATCTCGTTTGGCCATTGATCATGCGCGAGGAAATCTTCGACTTGCCGGAAGCTGTCCCAGTCGTCTTTTTCTGCTTGATAGGCTTGCTTGAAGCGTTCAACCGCGAGGGCTAAGAGGTCTGCGTCGGAGTCGTTATCTAACTCGTTGTCCGAGTCGTTATCTGTGTCGTTGTCTGGGTCTTTGTCAGAAGACTTAGCAGAGGTTTTCCGATAGGTCGCTTCCATTCGTTACCTTTCCGTAACGCAATGGGAGCAGATGTTACCCTAACTATACACTCTTGTCAACTAGATGTTACCGGAAGGTAGCAATCTAACTCATCCATCCAGTGCCCCCTTGGTGTGGCGACGAGTAGAGATGGCTCACGGCTTTCTTCGGCGGTTGGACGCCAGAGCGGAGTTCGGGGGCGAAATAGGCGAGGGTGGCAAAGGCTTTGGCGCCGTGGCTGCTCCAGTCGTGGACCGGCTTCGGGCTCCACGAGGTTTTGCCGCCTTCGGTTTTGGCTTTGTTGTGGAAGTGCCGAAGGCAGTCAATGCCTCGACGCACTGCCGGTGAACTATGGAACCTAATGCGAGGAAGCAGAGATCGCACACTAGGTATTTGTGTTGCGTCGTCGGTTCTAGGCATAACTTGCACCGTAAACCCGGCTGACTTAAGTACCTGTTCAGTTGTCGTGCCACTCGTCACCTCATGGTGTGGGCCGTCATGGGGAAGGAGGAGACTCGCATAATACCAGGATTTTGACTTGATGTCGGGAATCATCTCCGGAATCGATGAGCGCGTGAACTCGTCATAGTCGATCACGTCAATCCAGCCGTCCTCTTTCACCTGCACGTACCAAATCGCCGTTGGATCGGTAAAGCCCAAATCGAACGCGGCATACACGGGCAGATCCAGCCGAGGCGCGAGGTTCAGAATCCGGCCTTCCCGTTCCGCCTTCAAGATAAGATCGAGATAGAACGAGCCGGGGACAATCTCTTCAAACGAGCATTCATACTCTTGCGCGGTCAAGGCTTGACCGATCTCTGGCCCATAGAGCTGAATGTTTTCTTCCAACACTTCCTTCATGCGTGCTTCACTGACACAATGTGATTGAATGTGAATTATGCCCTTCGCGTCGGGATCGTCCATTAATGGATGTCTTGTATTATTCGTGATGAGATAACAGCGCCAATTCGGTTTCCCCGCATTATCGATCAGCATTTTGTAGAAAAAGTTTTGTCCGTTCGGCGTACTGATAAACCGCATCATACCGTTATTCGCGAGCACGATCGGACGGACAATACCGAACGCTTGAGGATCGCAAAACGCCGCCTCGGAGAAGTTATAGGAACGGCCTGTCATGCCTCGGAGGGCGGTGTAATTATCTGATCCGGTGTAGACAAGATTGCTATACTTATCGTGTTCATACGTCGGCATGCGAATCGTCATTGCCTGATCCAGCTTTTTCAGTCGCACGGCTGGTGGGTAGGCTTCATCGATACGATTGATCCCAGTCAGCGGGTTCACGGCCTCCCACATATTGCGCCGCACCTGGTTGGTTTGAGGTAGGCAATAGACATAGGTACCAGGGACTTCAACCGCGTTGCTTCCCGTTCCACGTTGCAAGATTTCGTCTTTGCCCCATTGCCTAGGGGCCGCAACAAGCACATTCGGGACACACTCTTGCAGATCGATATAGACATCCATCTGATCCGGCCTCGGCTGCCAGGACTCGGGCGGATAGACCAAATCCCCTTCGCGGGGCTCGTCGTCAAGGCAAGAGTCCATAGTAGCCCGTCACCACAATTTCAATCCGTCGCCTCGCATGCGCGAACATCAGATTGAAACGCCGATACCACAGACGCCACTTCAAGACTTGTATTTGTATGCAGATCCGCATCAGTGTTTAGGCCTCGGCTTTGATACACGTTTTGGAAGGTGAGTTTTACGGCTGTCATTTTGCACTAGTTTGATATTAGGCTTAGAGCAACATGTGAGCTGCTCCTTGTGGAGCGGTACAAATGCCCGCCTGCAATTTTCGTTTCCACAGAATTGAAGATGATGAAATAAATCACTTCCTATTGCCACTTGTAAATGCCTGAATGCTTCTACGTAGTAAAGTTTTGGGTGATGCTCCCATCCTGAGCGTAAGGTGTTAACAGCATCAGCCACATAGAGCAGCATTCTTCTATGGTCATCCGTAAGATTCTTAACCATCTACCATGCCTCCCCTCAGTTACAGATCCTCGTCTGGCCTCCGTGAAGGAATTTTAAATTTTCCATTTGCTTCCTCTATTCCTTCAAATAACGATCGATAGAAAGTCTTCGTGTTGCCACATTCATCAATAAATCGAGCTTCCTGACCGTGAAAAGAAATAGTCCCCTCTGGAGCAGATTTGCAATATTCACATGACTTTTTATGCTCTTCTGTAAATTCCCACTGTCCATTCTCAGATTTATATTGGACTCTATACATGTTGTCCTCAATTACAGATCGTCTGCCCCATCCCGTTGGGCATCGTGCACACCTGGCAATATCTGCCGCCGAACCACACGCTTCAGTAACACGTCGTGCTTGACAGGGCTCCTGTGTTCATCGTGCTGCAATACCTCGGTTGTGACATTGGCTGGCGCTGGGGCGGCTGATACGTCGGGAAGAGATTGCGATAGGCTTGCGCGTTCGCCTGCGCTTGTTGGGCTCGCATCAGGTCCATCTGGGCCGCTTCGTAAGGATGCGCCATCCGCCACTGTTGGTAGGCCTGCTCCTGCGCCATCCTCGCTTGATACTGCTCCGCTGTCTCGCACCCCGTTAATACCAGCATTCCCACCAGCAACATGATGTACATGGTCCACCTCCACCGTGACATATTTCCGAATGAAGACCCGCTTCGTGCCGGTGTCCGGCTCGTCGTCGTCGGTCTTCGCCTTCCCGCCATACAAGTCTACCAGTCTGTCCGCTGCTTTCATGCGCGCATCATGATCTGGAATCACCTCTTGCGTCTCGGGATCTTTGGCAATGCACGCAATGCCTTCGGTCGTCGATTTTACCACCAAGGGCGCATCCAATGCATCGATGTAGGGCGCGATGATCGCGTCAAACTCTTTATTCCTAAGTTTCATGACTCGTTCCAGCGCCTCGGTAAAGATCGACTGAATGTATGGCTTTTTTATGACCTTGTAGGCCTTTGACGCGGCATAGTTCGGGCTATAGCCCGCTTCGATCAAGGCCTGCTCTTGCGGCATGCCCTTCGCCAGGTTACGAGCGGCCCGCCGTTGCCGCTCTTTCTTCCCTACCTTAGCCCTACGTTGAGGCATATGCTTCGGCATGCTATCTAACCCCGCCATCCCTCAGAATCCGCTGCCGAATCGCCTCGCGAATCCACTCCGACCGGCTCTGTCCTGGGGGGACACAGGCCTTGAGCAGCTTGATCAGCTCAGGGGGCATCGTCAGGATAATGCGCGTCACGAGTACTTACCAGCTCCCCTTGATGCCATACTTCTGAGCGCCATATTCGCAATTGAGCTTTTCCGCTCGCTTGCGGGCCATTTTCTTATTCTTATAGGTCCCCATCACTGTGTTGCTGCGCAAATCGATCACTTCATAGACTTCCTGTTCCATGATTCCCCCCTTGGTGTGTGTCTCAATCATCATGATTGAAGTATATCACCGTGATATATACATGTCAAGGGCGAGTTAAAATATATTTCATGGACTCCTCTCAAACCCACGAAGGCGCCATTCGGCATTGTAAAGTCTTTCAAGATGATTCCATCGCTCCATCAATCCATCTCGATATTCGTGGGCCTTCCATGGGAATTCATCTATCGTGACATCACTCAAACACGCGGGCCGTAGACAGGGGTTCATCACGCCTCCCGCAACGTCGGCATCGGTTTGCCGATCCGGGTTATGAAATCCTCGGGCATCGGGGCAAAGTCGCCTTTGATGCTTTCATGTTTCTGATAGGCCTTCGGACCAACAAGAGTGGGTTTTGGTGAGGGGAGTCCGGTGAGTGGGCGCTCAGCTCCATTCAGCCAATTCACAAACCGTCTCCGAGAAAAGAGCTTACCGTTCGTAACACACCAGGTTTCACACTTCGCCTTTTCTCGATCAATATCCAATCCAGTATAGGCTGGATTCTGTTTCAGGCTGTTAAACCATTCCTCATCGGGAAGGGGCGAGCGTTTCAGTGAAACGCGAGGCCTCCTCTTCTCTTCTTCTTTTCTGACTTCTGATTCTGACTCTGATTCTGATATATGACTCTGATTCTGATTCTCCCCCTTACACACCTCTTTCACATCATGGACAACCACCTTACAGGGTACCTTACTACGATGCTTAGCGACATATAACCTATTGGCTTTCCTTAACTTTTCATCCCTAGCAATACGTCGAGATGTGAGCCTTACAGAATCCTTACACTCATCTTTCATAATCTTACAGATGTTTTCTGTCTCCATTTCCATGACGGCTGTGCGGAATTCCGCATCGGTACAACGAAGGCGTTTACACCATCCAGACGAGGGGTATTCTAGCGTCCCCGTTCTAGGCTCTTCCCGCCACATGAGGCAAAGGATATCGATCCAAATTCCCCTGGTCGCTGCACTGAGTACATGGGTATCTAAGAGCCAATCCCCAGGGTAAAACTGCATATACGGTAACTTCGCCATACCTGACTCCCTTTCCGCTTCCTGAGTGACTACTCCCCCTCCACGCACTCTTTCATAGTCCGTTTCCATTGCCCATCAGGATCAAGCGCATCGAAAATGGATTTGAGGTAGATCATCGTATCCTTTCGGCGAACAGCTTGGCCTGCCGCTTCAAAGATCGTGCGATCAAAGGCTTTCATCGCCTCCCGCATCTTGGCGTAGCAGGCCTGCTGTTTATCCACTGAAACAATAAGCTGCTTCCCATCTATAGCTCCACAACGCCATTTATCCCGGTTGACAGGCTCGCAAATATTGCCTTGATACGTTGCTTGCTTAATCTCCCCCGCCGCCACGCCCACCGGCAGCAGCAGCACCGCCCCGAGGAGGCAACACCGAATCATGACCGTCATGGCCGGGCCTCCTTGATCCGTTTATCCAGCCAGTCCAGCACCTCTTCCCATCCCTCGCCGGTATCACACGCCACGCCAAAGCGGACCTTCGCATCCTCCAACCCGGCGCGGTAGCCTATGCGCTTGTATTTCTTTTCAAGACTCTCGACACTTAACTCTACGTTTCCTGATTCTGTTTCCTCCGTCATGGTGTCTCCTTGAGGGCTTCCTCTAACACTTTCCCAATGACAGCTCCGCCATAGTCCTTCTCACAATATCGTATGGCCTCATCGATTGAATCCCGTAACCGCCCCGCTCGCGCCTGCGCGGCGTGGAGCTGCTGCAAGACCCTCTCTAATATATCGACGTGATACTCTACGCCGTAACTATCGCTTTTGTCCCATTCGCCAGCCACCTTTCTAAATTGCTCGTCTTCCTCGCAATGGTCCTTCACAATTTGGTGCCAGTTGTCGCGTTCCTGCCGCGCCTGGGCCAGCTCCTTTTCCAAATCCCGAATCCGATGCTTTTGCTCGCCATACATAATTTGGAGATTGCAGTATTGCTGCGTCAGGTTCTCTTTGGCGTCGGCCAGAAACTGCACGGCCTCAGTCCATGTATAGCTGCGCCATTGATCCCGCTCGGCTCGCATCCGCGATAACTCCGCATTGGTGGCCAAGAACTGCTCTTTATGATGCTCGTTGCAGGCCCGGTACTCGTCCCGCTCGGCAGTCACCGTGGCGAGCTGTGCTTCAAGATCGGTATTCTTTTTCACCATTACCGCTGTCAATTCATCATACGCCATGCGTCACCGCCTCCTCTTGTCGAGCTGCCTGAGTAAATCTCCACAGACGGACGCCAACATATAATATGTCTCCCAGAGTTCTACGCAACGCTCGCTCCCTGGCGGCTGATGTTCGCGCATGTATTGTTTCAGCATCCGCACTATCGCCGCATGTTCCCGGCGCAAGAGCTTGACGGCCTGATTGCCGCTCATCCATGCACATAGAGGATATTCGTGCTCACTGCCACGCATTTCCTTATCAACTATGCGCTCAAAACGATCAGGCTGTTTCATGGGGCTCCTTCCAACCGTGACGGATATCGTTCAATGGCGCTGGATGCCAACCGCGTCGATGACGGCCAGGCTGTTCACGCATTTCATTACAAAATGCACAGGCCAAGACAAGATTCTCGATATTATCTCGGCCTCCATCTCGTTTTCTCAGCACATGGTCCACCGTGATTTCCTCAAACGTAAAGAGCCACCCGCAATAGAAACAAGGCGCTTTCATCCTCGCGTCAGCCATACGGGCAAACATCTTAAAGAGCCGCTTGCGTTTGTTTTTCATGGCATTCCTCGAAATGGTACGCCTTCGCCACGGCGAGACACAGGGCGGCTTGTCTAGTCGAAGCTTCTGCCGTCACTTCAGCTCTTGATTGCAGGTGCCTTCGCAATGCAGCGAAGTATTTCCCTCTACATGTGCCATACCACTCCCAATCCCACCTATCTTTCTCCACCTTGTCCAAGAGCGCCGCACAGTCGGCGAAGGAGTGGTAGGGGTCAGGCAAAATGTACGTTGACGGCAAGGCATCTCCCTCCTTGCATGTAGGAGGCACGGCCCACCAATAACCGAAACATTTGAATACGGTTAGCCCCAACACGTGTTCCGCTAGCCATCGGTTGAGGGCATCGGGATCATGGCTCATGGGGCACCTCACCGAGGTCCTGCAGGATATCCTTCGCAAGGACATACATTTGTATTGGCAGGTGATGCTTATCCCCATGAGCTGCAATGTATGTGGCCAGCTCCCGCGCCAGGGTGGCCAGACGGTCGTAGTCTTCACACTTCACGACTCTGACCAGTCCCCCACCCGCAGAAAAATGATCTGTCTCGAGCGCCAATATTGGAGTTTTATAAATTTGCACCATCGCCGCCTCCGTGGTCACTCTGCCGGTTCATAGGTTGCTGCAAAGATGTCAGGCTTACAGGGATACAGCTCTTGCTTGACCCCTTTGATAATCCAGTCACCTACTTGCGCCGTCATTTCGCCTTCGAGCGTTTGGATCTGTAAGGTTGCCGATAGAAGATCCTGACTCACGGTTCCAGTGAATGAACCAAGCGGCTCAAGTGTGCTCAATTTGCCGTCCCACAGCACCGCCTCAATCACTACTGGCTTCTTTCTATACTTTGCCATTGTTCCTCCCCCTGCCACGTCGTGGCCACTGGTGGTTAGTTGGTGCGCCGGGCAGGATTTGAACCTGCATGATCCCCTTTAGAAGAGGGGCGCACATCCTTTTTGCTACCGGCGCGTTTATTAAGCTCATCAACCAATCTTTGAGCTGGTTCAATCACAATTTCTCTATACGTATCAGCTAACCTCTCCGCTGTTTCTTCCAGTGTAAGCCGTTTCTTTTTCATGTTTCCCTCACGCACTGCACCTTGACGTTGCTGGCCCCTTCCCGTTGCTCCACCGCCCACCGCTTTTCCGCTTGGCACTGCGCATAGGTCAGGCCGCGCTGTTCATACCGCTCCACTTTCACGGCCACGCGGTCGAGGTCCAGGGGGAAGAGGACTAAAACGATGAGAGTGAAGGTGTCGCGGATCATGGCTAACGGTCAACTCCACACTTCGAACATTTCCAATCGGCGAAATCTTCAGGTATCCAATCGTGCTCACATCCAGAAAAGAATCGTTGCTTGTACCAGGGCCATGAATACCCGAAACACCACCCACTGAATACCCCGCACAGATAAACTATCAGCTCAGTAATTTGATCCTTCATGGACAATCCAATGTAGACGCCTGCCACCGCTTCAGCCGGTCCTCATCGGGAAACGTGTTAACTTGATCCATGATGAGAAACCCCTCAGCAAGCACCCGCGTTTTCGCCTCAGCGCACTGTTCAGCCTTCGCAATCCGCTGCGCTTCCGCCTTGGCCTGTACCTGCACGTGCTTGGCCTTCTCCTCGTCGCTGGTGCAGCCGGATAGCAGGGCCACGGCCCCAATCAGCATAATGCCGCCGATCAGCGACGCGCCGAGTACCTTCCAGGGGTTCAGCTTTTTGATAGATGCGTCACAACCACATCCGCACAGTATTCGATCGTTCATAATGTCCTCCTTCAGTTAGAGCGCCAAGACTTGCTGGCGCAAAATGACGGCATATTCGGCCACTAAGAGTTTCATCAGGTTCGTGCTATTCATGCCTTCTCCAAGTCCATCGACAGCTGCCCGAGCAACCGCTTGAATTCTTCGGCCCCCTTGGTGATGCGGATCAGTCGCAAGAGGCTCAAGGCGCGGTTGCGATAGTTCTTGAGGGTGTTGTCCACTTCTTCCGCCGTCACCGGCAGGAAATACCCTGCGCTCCCCTTGATACAGCTTGAGCCGATTAAGATGCCGTCATCGGCGAGATCCCGCTTCATGCTCTGAATGTTGCGCGTGGACACGCCCATCCGTTCGGCAAGTTCCGGCAAGGTGATGGCTCGATCTTTCCCGCGATGGTGTTCCAGGATGGTCAAGAGGGCGGTCGGGTTCATCGTTCCTCCAAGGTGAGGACCACGCCAGGATTGTCGGGATCAACAATCCACCTGTCTTCCCATCCTATAACGTGGTCCCATCCATCATTTTTCAACACCCCGCTATGCACCAAGGCATCAAGCAGAAATTTCCTGCCGATCCCGGCAATATTGTCAGGGTCTTTCTTGCGGTTCTTTTCCTGCCAGAGGAATCGGATATACACGCGATGAACGGGCTGGATCTTGGCTTGCTTGATATAGAATTGAATAGTTCGGTCCCATTCCTTCTTGGCTGTGCTATAGGCCCAGCGGGACGCCCGCCCGATAATAACGTTGAACCTCGGCATGGCCCCCGGAACAAAGAACGATTGCGTCATGCCTTCCCATTCCCCATATCGAAATTGATCCCCATTTGCCGCTCGTCTTTGGTCATCGGACGGCTTTGCAGTTCGGTCATGTCATCCATCCGATGGATCGTGATCCACCCGAGGCGATAATCCTTCTTAATGCGGGTCTGCACCATGGCATCTTTCTTGCCGTACCGAATAATCTTCGTGAGGTTGCTCACATCGGCATAGGCACCCTCGATGATGCCCTTGAAGTTTTCATCCGCTGCCTTCTTGTCGAGTTCGGCTTGTTCCGCTTTCATCTGGGCCACGGCAATGTCTTCACACATCTCCAAGCGTTCCCGATCGGTGAGCGGTACGGGTAACAGACGGTCTTCGTAGTCCATCTCAATCATCTGATCCACGTTGCCAATGCTGTCGCTTGATTCTTCCATCTGACTCATTGCATCTGCTCCTTTGTTATGGGTTAATGGTTCTTACCTGAATCAATCCTTGCTCCAAGGCCCTGCGAATCACTTGAAGGCCATTCGTCGCGCCGAACTTCCGGCCCAGCCCGACCCGCGCGTACTCGACAGTTTTCGCACTCAGATCGAGGGCCATGGCGATTTGCTTGTATTCCATCCCCTCCCACATGAGCCGCAGCACCAGTTCCTCGCGGGGATTCAAGGCCTTCATCACAGCACCGCCTTGAGCGTGTGTCCGCTCTCACACGTGGCACACCGCGTCACCTTCTTGAGCTTGTAGCCATTGGGACTCACGTAGGTATCGACCTCATGAGTCCCCAGGAAGAAACACAGCCGCCGAGCAAGTTCCTGCTTTCGATATTCGACGGGATCGACCGGCTCCGGATTCGCCAGCGCGGTCTGACTGCCTAACAACTGCCTCCGCATGATGCCTCCATCGGTTACAAACTCGGGGTATGCCTAGTTCCCTAGGCCAAATTTTTTTAGGCACAGGGCCGGGCTTGATACCGGCTCCCCACATCTAGGCCAGGTGGTAAACACGGCGTTACCACTTTTCACCACCGCCCGGTCTTGCATCCCAATATGGCTATTGGGGCCGTTGCGGTCGGTTATCTGGGCATGTCCTTCCACGCTGCCTGTGCCATTTATCATCTCTTCCCAACCCGCTTCCTGTTATCGTTGAACGATTTCGTCACTTTCTCCTGATCTTCAGCCGAGTGCAGGTGCTTCTCGGCTTGCCACTGGTTCATGACGTGCGACAGTTCCGCCGTCGATTCACACAAGCAAAACTGCTTGTTCACATTGTCCGCCGTCATGGAGGGTTGATTAGGGCCGGAGCCATCCGAGGTGGTTGAGTCCTGCGAGGAGGGAGGGCTCCCCGCAGGACTCGCGGACGGGTCCGGCTTGTGTCCATTGCCGTTGCCGTTCTTTTTCATCTTATCGAGGACCGCTGAGCCCTTATCTTGCTTGGGTTCCTGGTGCTGGGCTGAGGTTGTTGCAGGAGGCGCCGTCTGTTGGGGTATGACTTCCGGCATGTCCTCGATGTCTTGCGTGAAGATGTCCGAGGCTGCCGTCACGGTCAGCGTGGCACTCACAAGCGCCCGCTTGTATGCCATCTTCTCCACCGTGTTGTAGTAGTCGGCAGGGTTATCGTGCTCGACCTTTTCCCCCTGTCGCGCACACACCCAGGCGCCTGCGTCGTTTTTCTTGGCAATCAACCCAGGCCCGAGCAGGGCTTTCGCTTTGGCCGGATCACTATTGCGCAAATCCCAGTATTCACGCGGGACCGGCTTATCCGTGAACTCGACCGGCCCGGTTCTAAATCGATATTTGCCTTCCATGGTGGAGCACGTCCCGACCCCAGCCCCCAGTAACACGCCGCCCTGCGAGTAGATCTTGACCTTGCAACGCACTTCTCTGTGCCCGCGCTCCATCGGCACGAGGGTCATTTCTGGATCAGCCACGAGCCGAAAGGTCATCAAGAGCTTATGGGCTCCCGGCTGAAGCAACGTCGGTTTATCGCCACATCCAGGTACCAGTCCATAATGGACGCCCGGGATCTCTCGGCCCTTCTCATCTCTCGCTGGGCCTTGCATCACTTCGCGCATCACTTCTTGAATGAGGTTCACTTGCGCCCGCACATCCGCCGCCCGCAATGGCGTATTCATTTCGATAGGTGCTAAGACTGTATTGCTCATGCTTCCCTTCCTTCCTACTATCGACTTACTTGGTTAAGGGTTTGGGTAAAAACCGTCGGCTTCCAGGGACGGTTTCACTGGAAAAACACGCGGCATAGGCGTCCGGGAAGTCCGCTTGCAGCTTCACGAGGTCTAAGGACTCTTTCACGGTCTCCTTCGACGCCTTCCAGGTGATTTCTCCGAACCCTGGAAAGACCGCCGTGGACGCATCGCCGATTGCGCTCTTGAGCATGTTCCCCAGGCGCTTCAATTCGGCCTCAATGTGCTTTTCTTGCTGCTTGAGCGCCGTGAATTCCGACGCCGCCTTAATGAGCTCAGGATGGTCAATCGTGATGCTCTTCCCGGTATCCTTGGGATATAGCTTCTTAATCAGGTCGCCGGTTCGCGCACTCCCATCGATCGCCGGAGGTCTGCCGGTCTGCACGCGGTCCCAAAATTCGGCTTCCTGCTCGATTAATTCCTTGATCACCTCGTCATTGCGGAGAATGTCACACCAGACAAACCGCGCTGTACCGACCAAGATGCCGAACGAGGCCCAGGCATAGTCATAGACGGCCATATAGTGCTGAGCCTGGATGTAGTAATGATCCGGGATATCGTCGGCGCCGTGGATCTCGCGCCCGCTCCATTCGTTCGTCGTCTTCCCTTCATAGATGCCAGGTCCCCGAGGGTCCTTAAGAATCTGCCGGTCGATGTTCGCCAGCATGAAGGAATACTCATCATGGACGGCGAGGGGTTGCCGTCGCACCGTCCGCCCGGTTCGCTCACAGTAAAGCTGGGCAATGGGTTCCTCTAAGATGTTCCCGAGCTGCATGCGGAAGGTCTCTTCTTCGTCCAGAGGGGCCTCGCCGCGCTTTTCCAAATAGAGTTGATACGGACTCTTAAACGGCGAGAGGCCGACGACCACCGCCGCGTCACTGCCCCCGATGCCTTTTAACCGATCGATCTTCTGTGCTTCCGTCAACATGGCGCTTCCCTCCCTTGTCAGTTATTCCGCCCGTCGCCGTTTCTCCCACCGCGAAAAGGCTTTGCTGCGTTCGATTTCTTCGATCACTTCTTCCTTGATTTCGAGATAGATCCGTCTCGCCGCCCACACAAACCCCGCCCACAGAAACCCCTCCGTCACATAGCCCAACCACACCATGCCGCCGATCAGGAATGCCGCGAGTCCGCCGAGCCAGAAGGCCAGCAAGAGCAGGCATTCCCACAAGGTGACGCCGGTCATGCTTGCACCGCCTCCTTCTTGAGCAGGTGCTTCGCATAGTTGAAGCCCTGCTCATACCGCCATTGGTAGCGCGGTGTGTGATAGGCCTGTGGCACGTCGTACTTCTTGGCATCGAGAAACCCATCAAGTTCCGCCGCCGCTCCCGCCCAGACGGATGTTAAAAACTCTCCATGCGCGACATAGCTCCCCATGCTTACCTCCCTTCCTTCGCGTCCTGAATCGCCCAATCCGCAGACTGATCAATCCGGTCTTCCAAGCACTCTTTGCACCGACCCGCATAATCCAACGGCGTGTCGTGTCCGCACTCGTCGGTATTCATCGGTTCACCTTCGATGAGGGCCGCTGCATGCAGGCATTCAGGTACTCGACCTCCGACAGCGCTCGCGGTTCCTCAGCAAATTGAATAATGGTTTTCCCGCACTCACAGGCCCACAGTTCGCAGACATAGCCGAACCGGAGCCATACATAGCGATGCCAGCCCAGCCAACAGAGGAGGCGTCTCATCGGTTCGCCCCTTCCAACGTGGAATTCCACATAGCTTCCAGCGTGTCGATTTCGTGCTGTTCCTTCGCCGTCGCGTACATCAGCCGCGCGTCCATCTTCATGAAGCAGGACGTACAGAGCGGCACCAGGCCAGACCAATGTTTGAAGTAGCGCGTGGCCACGAACCCTCGGCAACAATGGCAGAGCATTAGGCCACCTTCCTTTCCGCCTCGATCAGGCCGAAATGCCGCATGAGGATTTGCCGGATGACATCGGACCGCTTGAGCTTGGTGCGCCGGACTTCCGCCCGCAGCGCCCGGTCTAACTTCCTATCGATGGGGAGACTGATATTTGGGGTCTTCATGCTTCCTCCTTATTGCAATGCTAGACTAATGCAATTGCATTGCAATGTCAATAGGGATAGGTACAATTAAATAAAAATAAATTTGACGTACAGGATACTAGGGGCGTATGCTCTTGTTGTGCGTATAGATGGAAGGGGGTGATGTGGAGTGAAGTACGACGCTCAAATAGTCGTGCGATGCACAGGCAAACTCAAACGCACAGTGGATCAATGGGCCAAGCGGGATGGTCGGAAGCCGGGAGAAGTGGCGCGGCGCGTGTTAGAAGTGGCGTTTGGCGTGGAGCCCGAAGATATTAATCTGCCGTTAGGTGTGACCAAGCACAAACCCGCTCAGGAGGCCCCAAGTAAGACCTGACGCGGGAGTTTTTCGGGGCGTAGGTAGTTTCGCGTAACGTGTCTGTGGAGGGAGTTCAGATGAGATATCCGGGTGTAGCTCAGTTCGGTGGAGCGCTCGCTTTGGGAGCGAGAGGCCAGGTGTTCAAATCACCTCACCCGGACCACTCCTGTCCTGTCGCCCAGTCGCGGGTTGCAGTGACGCTCCCAAAGCAGGCTCAGGACGGCAACCAGACTCTAGGCTACTCCATATGGCCATCAGGTTCACTAGTGCCACATCGCTCTACTGATCCCCCTCGTTGTGCTCTCGTAAGAATTCGCCTTGCGACATTTTGTCTTTTCCCCTATAACTCTGCTTCGCCAATCCGCCTTTGAGGCACCAAGGGAGGATCACATGACGTTTGGTGAGTTGTTTTCTGCCTATCGTACTTCGCTCGGTTCTCGCCCCTCCGTCAAGCGCTACCTGGATATTTACCACCAGTATTTCAAGGCATGGGACGCCCGCGAGATCAACACCATTACCCGCTCGGAACTGCTTTACTTCCGCCAAACCTACCAGCATACCCCTGAGCAATGCCGCAAAGGGCTGGGCCTCGTGCGGCAGATGTACAACTGGGCACGGAATACGATCCATCCCCAGACGATGCAGTGTGTCTATGAGGGACAAAACCCAGCGCTCGGTATTTCTCCACCGGCCAGCCTCCCGCGTGAACGGCTCATGGACCTCTCCGAGATCAAAGCCCTGCTCGCGAGCCTCGACTTCTTGTCGCTCAAGTATCAGGCCTTTCTCCTGACCCGACTGCTGGCGGCTGGCCGCATTCTCGAACTCTGCACCATGCGCCGCGATAGCGTGAATCTCCACACCGGCAAATGGTTCAAGGGCGAAACAAAGAATGGTCGCCCGCAGTACATGCACATTCCTGCTCGGGCCCTCGACTACTTACGAGCGTTGCCGGTGGAAGGCGAGTATTTCTTTATGGGGTTCTATGGCAAGCCGCTCCAGCCAGCATCAGCCAGGAAGGTCTGGGCCCGGTTCCGGCTCCACTTGGACATGCCGGATGTCTGGTTGCTGGACTTCCGCCGCACCCTGGCGAGCTACCTCTATATGCAGGTCAAGGCCGACGATCTGACAGTCAAGGCGGTCCTGAATCATTACGACCCGCGCCCGGTCGCCATCTATACGCGGCTCGATTACGACTACCTGAAAGAGGTGATGGAAGCCTATGCCGAATGGATTTGGAAGCTGAAGCCCATGGAGGATGGCCTAGACCCGCCACACGAAAAAATCAGGGGCATGGATGGAGGCACCCACCCACGCCCCCTTGTCACAACCACGCACCCCGAGGAGGAGCACGTATCATGACACCATCACCCTACGCTAGTCAGATACCCTTATTCAATAGCCCTAGCGGGCTAGTCCTACAGGCGGACATCCTGAGCTGCAAGGAATCCGGTGATTTGATGCTCCGGCTGTGCGATGGCTTTGAATCGAGCCCCTGGATTTGGATGATCTTGCGGGTGGGGATTCTGGCCATCTTTGGCCTGATCTATTGGGCAGTCTTTTTGAAACGATAATGATTCTTCCGAGGAAATAGTCTATCGCTGCCGCTTCATCAGCTCTGCCCGAAGGTTGCCGTTGTCTTCCAGGCAGGACGCATAGTCCTCGGCATATTGATAGAGCTGCGCCCGGACCTCGGCACAGACGCACGGTTTAGGGTTTTGAGCTAAGAGCCCGCAGCTCGTCAATCCGAGCATGCAGAGCGTCAAAATCATTCTGGCGTAACGCATCGATCACCTCTTGTTTCTTCTGCTTCAAGGCCTGTCGCCTGGCGAAGTCGGCAAACCCGTCAGGCGACAAGAGCCATGAGGCGAAGGTATTGACGAGCGTAGCAACCGCCCCCACATCCCCCGGCATTATTTCACCGGCTGGGCAGTTTCGACGGGGAGCGGGGCGTTACTCACGTTCGACTGCTTGGCCACTCTCCCGAGCGCGGCAATGCCGAAGGCGATGCCGAATTGCAGCCAGCCATGGGCATCGGTCGGCATCCCCTGCGAATCAATGACTTGCTGTAACGCCAGTAGCACGCCGAGCACATATCCGAGAATGGATGGAATGGGGCTTGATCCTAAAATTGCCATGGTCTTCTCCTTGGTTAACAATACTTACCGCCGTTGCCGCTCCAATTGCATAACGTCTCTCTCCACATTGGCGAGCGCCTTGTCTTGGGCCAAGTGGCCTTGTTCAAGTCGCTCCATTCGGATGCGGCTATCAACCGCTCCTTTTTCAAGGTCTCCAATTCGGTCATGAAGGTCCTTGAAGCCAAACCCAAGAAAAGCCCAAATAACGATGCAAGCGCCAAGGAATAATAATTTATACGTAGGATTCGACTCAGGGTCGTCTTGGTTTCGGTATTCCATGACATAGCGGGGTCCTTCTATGCCTCCTCCGATCTTGCCGAATTGCTTTTCACTGTCGGGTAATAATGCCATATCACCGCTTGCGGTTTATCTGTTGAAATGCCGATATGAATAAAAGTCTGTCCAATCCCAATCCTCGTCACGCCCATGTCAAAGAGCGCCTTGACCATCTTAAAGCGCGTCACCGATCGCACACACAGCACATCCGCTGCTTCTGCCGGGTCATAGGTATGTTCACTGTCAGGCACCCCGCCCACATCGACATTATGGCCAGGGTCGCGATAGCCGGAATTGATATCCAGCTCAAACCCCATGCGCTGCTCCAGCCGTTGCAGCACGTCAAGCAGCTTAGGATGCAGATTCGCCGTATGGCCCTTCATATCTCCACCTTCTTAAAGCGCTTATGCCCACGTGCTGGGTTAACATACCCGCAGCACATGCATTTGATGCCATATTCCAACTTGATCACCGGAGCCATGACGGGCGGCATTTCATGGCCCTGTATGAGTTGCGCCAGATGCACCGAACAAATCCGGTTCTCCGTTCCATCCTTCGGATCTGGTTGACACCAGGGACACCACATCTCAGTTTCCCACCGCTGCCCGTGGACCGACCCCGAGGATCGTCGCCGTCACGGTATAGGCGTCCAAGAGCGAGCCATCATCCTTGCGGACTTGGCACTCGCCGATGTCATTCTTGGCGAGCGAGGAGACGAATACGTATTCGATTTCCGTCTTGTGGCCGGCCAACATCGATGGCACCGTAAACACAGACGACTCATCCCGCAGAATGGCCCCTGGATCAAAGTTACCGGACGGCGTAAAGCGTTGGGTCGTCGGCGTCAAGGAGGGTTGCAGATCAGTCACCACCCCGCCGCCAAAGAGCCGGAAGCCATGCAGGCCGGTCGTGTTCAAGACTTGGGAATATCCGGCGCCGTTCTTCTGGCAATAGAGCGCAATCCCGAAGGGGCTGGTTTGGGCGCCACTCGCCGCAATCTCGACCC